ACAAAATCAAATATTACAATTTCACATACGGTCTATTGAAAGATGGAGGAGTTAAGACTAAAATCATCAAGAAGTATTTACCGTTGATAAATCAACAAGTAAACCGTTATCTACAGATGATGGATTTCTACATAAACTTTACACTTGATGAGGAGTTTAACGAAACTATTCAATCCCCAATACATGAGGATTTTTCTTATGCATCGTTTAGTGAAGGTGAAAAGCAAAGAATAGATTTAGCACTTCTCTTCACATGGAGGGAAGTTGCTAAGTTTAAGAACTCAGTTTCAACTAACCTAATGATATTGGATGAAGTATTTGATAGTTCATTAGATGGTCAAGGAACTGAGGAATTTTTAAAGATTATCCGATATGTAATAAAAGATGCTAATATCTTTATCATATCTCATAAAACTGGATTAGAAGATAAATTTGAAGATCACATTCGATTTGAAAAACTTAAAGGATTTAGCAGGATGGTATCATGATTGGAATTGTTGGTAATGGCTTTGTAGGTAATGCAGTATATCAAAACCTACGTGACAAAATAGAATGTAAGGTCTATGATGTTGATAAGAATAGATCTCTTAATACATTAGGGGAAGTTATCCTTCAAGATTTTATTTTTGTATGTCTTCCTACTCCTATGAGAGAAGGAGGGGAATGTGATTTATCAATACTGGATAATTTCTTTGATAATCTACCAGAGCATGTGATAGGAACTTTTGTAATTAAATCTACTGTTCCTGTTGGAACTACTAGGAAGTATGCTGAAAGACATAATGTAATTCATAATCCAGAGTTTCTTACTGCAAGAAATGCTATAGCAGATTTTGCTAAATCTGAGAGGAATATTGTTGGTGGTGATATGGAATTGTGTTCTGAGTTTGTTACTTTCTTTGAGCAGCATTTTTCACATATCCCAAGTTTCATTACAACTTCTGATGAGAGTGAAGCAATTAAATATTTCTCAAACACCTTCCTTGCATATAAGGTAGCATATTTTAATAAGATATATGACTTATGCCAAGCAGTTGGAATGGATTATGATACAGTATGTGAGGGAGTAACTGCAGATAGTAGAATAGGTAAATCCCATACCAAGGTTCCTGGTATAGATAATGATAGGGGATTTGGTGGAACGTGTTTCCCTAAAGACCTTAACTCCTTGATTGTTCAGATGGAATCTCATGGGGTAAATGCTGACATGCTAAAAGAAGTATGGCAGTATAATAAACAAATTAGAAAAGTTATTGATTGGCCAGTGACATGAAAGTATTAGTAACAGGGCATAGAGGTTTTATTGGTCGGTATGTATTTGTCGACTGGAGAAAAGAACTTGGATATCAAGTTCATGGTTTAGATCATCCAGACGATGTGGGTGATTTTAATATTAGTGGTAAGATGGAATCAGGTGATTATGATCTTGTAGTTCATCTCGCAGCATGGGCAGACATCCGTGAGAGTCTTGAGAAACCTGAAGAGTATTATGAGAACAATGTAGTAAAGACAAAACGATTATTTGATTGGTGTAGAGACACTAATACAAGACTTTTATATGCTTCTTCTAGTGCCGTAGATGGTGCGTATTGGAATAATCCTTATGCAATGAGTAAATGGATCAATGAACAAATGGCACCCCCTAACAGCGTAGGAATGAGGTTTACAACGGTTTATGGCCCTGATAGTCGGGATAATATGATGTATGGTATGTTAAAGGAAGGAACTGCACCATATGTGACAAACCATAAAAGAGACTGGATTCATGTAAAGGATGTTTGTCGTGCTATCAGGTATCTTGCTCCTAGTACTATATGCGGCCCTGTTCCTGTTGGATATGGAGAATCTATTCCTGTAAGAAAATTGGCAGAAGCATTTGGTAGAGGTGATCTACCAATTAAGGATTATACTCCTGGTGAGGTGGATGATAATGTTGCAGATATTTCTATTATAGCTAGCACTGGATGGATGCCAATGATTAATATTTTAGATACAATAGATGCCGACGTATAAGCAATCAGTTGTATCATATCCTAATCGAACAAAGAGATTTCTTTTTGTTCATATTCCAAGAACTGCTGGTAGATTTCTTGAAGAGAATTTTTTGGATAATGGATTTGAACCAGAACAGAAAATATGGGATACTTTAGATGGAATAGAAATTGCCCATTTTGATAGATCTCTTTATGAGAAACATTTTAATATAAAAGATATTCCTCATTTTACTATTGTAAGAAATCCTATCGATAGATTCTTTGGGTGTTCTATTTT